CGCGGTTGTTGTTCTGGGACATGTTTAAGCGCCATTTAACCGCTAAATCACATACTCTGTAGACATAAGCTCCATATGTCGTTGAGAGTTGGGATCCAGCGAGTATAGCACCGCGGCATGTCGCTTCTAGGGTGGATAAATCAGAAGCCAAACTGGCAATTGGGTCATCAGACTGATGTTTAATGCGCAAAAAAGCACGTAGACCGGGGGTCACGGAAACACCAGCAAAACGAACTTCGTTAAGGAAAATGCAAAAACGAGAGGAGATGTATGTCTTATCATATGCGATGTACATACTGGCCATTGCGTATATCTTGTCGATCAATTTGACTAACTTAGAGAGATGTGTTTTAACCCTTTCATGTTTCAATTGGACGCGAAGCAAGCCATCGTCAATTAATGCAGCAAAGTTGGCACCGTGTTCGATGTAACCTAGTTCCCTTGCACGACGGACACAATAGCCCATGACCGCAGCATGTAGGATTGTGTTTCGCCTTCCCATGAAGCCCTCAAAATCTCGGCCTTTCTTTTCCACAGTGTCATGTAAAGCACGCTTTATATAATGCATTTTTCCTTCCTGGTAGATTAACGATGCATTGGCTAATTCAGGCTTTCCGTAAGCATAAGCTAATGCGTCATCCATCATTTTGCTTGTTTCGTATCGTAATGAGGGCGAGAACTTGTCTAAATCAAACGATATAAAAACTGGTAGTTCATCAGAATCAATGTTGTTCATTTTGCTGACTTCGTTCATTTTGTCTATCTTGTCCTTGTAGGCAACTCCTGACATACAACCGGGGACGTCTCGAGCAATTATGGCGTTGTTATATTCATATTCAGACACTTTGAGGCGGGCATCAGTATGGGCTTCCATAAACATTCTTCCAAAAGGTTTCTTGGCTTCGGGCTTGTCCTCGAGTTTTACATCCAAAAAACATTTGTCGAAACGAAGGTCAGCTATGTTGGGAGTGTCTCTTCGCGAGAAAACATCGATAAGCTGGTTCTTGTCGCATAACCTGACAGTTTCTAGCTCTGATGCCTTCACAATGCCTCTAACTTGTTTCGGGCAGATTGCTTTATCTTTTACCAATGGCATAACATCAGTTTTGAATTCGACATATGGGAATGTACCTCCAAAGTCTATTTTGTCTATTTCTCGGAAATTGATTCTCGAAGGCTCGATAAAGGGATATCCGTTTTCCCAGTTCTTTTCGTAGCTCGGGGCCTTGATCTCACCCGGGCAGCGACCGTATCTTTTGTAATATGACCTGATAAGTGTGTATTTTATGTAGTTCTTAAGATCAGTCATCGGGCCAGTTTCCACATCAGTTACTTCTTCGCCAAAGGGACGGTCATTGTTGTAGAATTCCTGCTGCTTGTTGCACATAGCAAAATAGTCAAAATCGGGCTGAGGGAGTATTTTATATGTCAATAAAACTTCCATCGATTCTTTGAGTTTTAAGCCTGCAACAATCGACAAAATCTCGTCCTTGTTCGCAATGAATTGCATGTCATTTTCGTCCCATTTCCTTTTTTGAGCTTCAAGGGAGGTTGTATCTATGTCTGATGCAACTTGTGCTAAGTACGTGTGGTAGATGATATCCATTGCACGTGCCAGATAGTTTACTTGATTGTTGTCCAAGTTTTTGAATTGTTTCATTAAAATTGACATGTACATGTAGAATCTTTCATGCATTTTGTGGCCTAGTTCGACGTTTTTGGGGGCGTAACCTTTGAAGTATACAATCAAGTTTGCGACTCCGTTCAAAAGAGTTTCGAGTCTCGTTATTTCGCCACGTGTGAGAACGTACTTAGTTTTTTGCACTGTGTTTTCAACCAGTACAATGTTCATATAGCCAGTGAATTTATGGTTCGGGAGTAAGTGCGAATCTCTGAGTTCATAACAACCAAGCTTTCTGTTCATGTCATGTGAAACTGATTGGTCTTCTCTATTTTTCTTAGCGAAACCTGCGATATTAGCGCGGACGAGGAGGCGACTGACATTTTCGAAGTAAGCATAGTGGCCACCATAAGCTTCGACGAGGCGAGCTTCCTTTATACGGACATCTTTCGGGGTTCGGTAACTGGTGAGTTCTCCAAATCTGTAGATGCGCCTAAATAAGTCTTCATTCGTTCGCAGGGCATAATTCGATTTGTGGTCCCAAATCTCAGAAAATAGGCTGTAAACTCCCTTTAATCCAAATTTTGCGTCTCCAAAGTCTTCTAAAGTCTTCATGAATCCTTGATGGGGTAAGTGTCGTCGCACATCGATCAGGTCTACTATTTTGACTTTCCCAGCCTGCACCATGGTTTTCATGTTTCCTGCTTCATATTTGTTACCTTTGTCAATGTTGAAATCTAATAAATTTGTAATGTGATCTTTCATATAATGGTCGGCATATACGTATCGGCAGACTGTCTGGAAAGCATCATCTTTATAACAGGGATATTTCCAGACAGACATAACAGCTTAGTGAAGGACGTCTCGAACTAAGCCGCCAGACGAAAGCAAAACCAGGCTCGAGACAAGATCAAAATACAAATAAATTAATAGTTGTATGTTTTGGCCTTTAACGAGCAATTCCGTTTGTGTTTGGTTGTCTGG